AATGGACTCAGATCGCAGCGATCGCTATATTTGTTCTTGGCGCGATCCTTTGGCTGACTTCTAATGATCCAAATCACACTAATTTCTCTCGATATGCTGCGGCCACTGTGGCTGTAGGCCTAGCCGTATTTGTATTGAGCTTTATTGTCAACCCGTGAACAACAACTGAAACAAGGAGCACACATGTCCACGCAAAGTCAAATCGATCAGTGGAATGCCGCTGTCGAGAAGATTGCTGCTCGAGATGGAATCAGTTTCGCTGATGCCGCCGACAATCTTGCGGCATTGCTTAATAGTGATGCGGTACAGGACGCTATCCGAACAGAGGTTTATTCTCGTCTTGAAACTCTCGAGGGTCGTTTGGAAACTCTGGAAGCCAATCTCGGATTCGGCCGAACGGATATTACTGCGCCGGGACGTCCCGATCCCGTCTGATCGTTCTTCGACCCGCATCTAACGTAAGGAGCTCACATGGCCTCGATTGATGGATTTACAAAAGAAAGAATGTTGGCGATCGAAAACGCGTCGGTTGTCGACGGTGACGTAGTTGGAGACAACCTTATTCTAACACGCAAAGATGGCACTACTATTAATGCGGGTAGTGTTCGTGGCCCGATTGGCTCACCAGGAATTAGTAATGAAACGTTAGATGCGGGTTTGAACGAGCACGTCCCAATTGGTATATCTTTTGATTACATTGGGACTACAGCGCCAACTGTCAGATGGCTTTTGATGATTGGGCAAACAGTTGTTAATGGCCAAACGTTATATCCTGAATTTTGGAGTAAAATCCCAGCAAGTATGAAATCTGGCGCAAATATTATAATGCCAGACACTAGACATCGAATTTCGGTTGGATTTGACAGTGCTGATTCGGATTTTGATGCTATTGGGAAGACCGGTGGTGCGAAAACTGTTGCGTTGACTAGGCCTCAATTGCCTTTGGCAACGATTCAGATTAATCCTCCTCCCACTGGGCTTAGCGGTTCCACTGGAGATGATCTTGGTGGTCATACTCATATTTTAGGTGGTCAAACCAGTCCTGGTGGGATGGGTAATCACACAAATCTTGGTGCAACAGTGGACTCTAGATTCATTATGATGACCCCTGGGGGACCTCACTCTATCGATATTTTGCATGATCCTGCTGGCGGTGCGACCGTCACGACAGAACTTACTACTGGTGGATCAACTGTATCTGATTTGCATCAGCATCCTCTCCCGCCAACAACTGGGGCACCAGCGGTTTATCATAAGCATCCGGCAGGGACTCTTTCTGTTGATATTGCACCATTTCCTTCTGAGGCGCTTGGTTCTGGTGAGGCTCATAATAACATGCCGCCGTACATTACATTCACAAAGATCATCAAGGTTCTATGATCGGAGGATCAAATGAGTGATGCAATTAAAGTTTTCAAAAATAGGACAAATCTCCTCCCTATTTCTATTGGTTTTGATGTTTCTGACGATGTGATCACAAGCGAAATTCGAACTCCATCAGGAGAGCTTATTGCAACCTGGACAGTATTATTTGACAGCGATGGAACGGATGGCGAAATCGTACTAAAGTTGGATGATGCAATAACAGAAGATATTCAATATCCAACGGGCATTATGGACATTAAACGTGTTTCGGGCGGAGAACCGTATGCGGTATTTGATGGTCCATTAGAGGTGACATTCATAGAAACGGTAACCGCATGAGTGGAATGGATGTTACTCCGACAAATCAAACTGTAAATGTAAACCAAGCGCCATCTTCGATTCGAGCTGTTTCTAGAACACAGCGAATTGTTGTTAATAGAGGTGGGGAAACGTTAAATCGAGTTGGAACTACTCAACAAATTGTCGTCAATCGAGGCGATTCGTCAGTTGAAGTTGTTTCGACTCCACAACGGCTAGTTGTTAATTCACCAGGGTCTTCGGTTGGAATTGTTAACGCAGGGCCTCCAGGTCCACGTGGCCCTATGGGTCCCGCTGATTTGTCTGTATATTTGACAGAGGATGGTCAACTTTTAACTCGAGCTAGTGGAGATCTTGCCCCAATTACTCGGCCAAACTTGGCGGCCGATCCTGCATTTACAGCTGCTTATGCGGCTGCGATTGCCGGTCATGTTGCTCTTGCGGATCCACATATTGGGTATGTTTTAGAAGCGGAATTAGCCGCACATGTCGCCGCTGCCGATCCACATCCTGTATATTTGACCGCCACAGAGGGTAACGCAGCGTATGTTAATGTTGGTGGAGATACTATGACGGGGCCGCTTACCGGAACTTCGATTGTTATGTCTGGGAATGTGGGTTCGGCTAGTCACACTTTAAGTTTTGGTGGAGAAGCGCTTAAGTTCTCAACAATAAATGGTTATGCTGCTTGGTTTAGTGGGGCAACAAGAACTGGATATTTACAAGGTCATTCTTCTGGCATGATTCTTCATAGTGAAATTGGAACGCTTCAGCTTCTTGGGGCGTCATCGTTCAATGCTGCTCCAAGTGCTCCTGGGTTCACAATCACTGGTAGTAACAGTCTTTATTGGCCCTCCTATGTCGGCGGTTGGTTCATGCAAGACACGACATGGATTCGCTCGCATTCTGGGAAGAGTGTGTACATAGATCAAGGTGTCTTTGGTGGTGGCTACGTTTCGATCAATAACGGTGGATCACTTATCAGTGGGTATCGGTTCCATCTTGCGGGATCAGGGTATGTCACTGATAACTTAATCGTGAATTCTCAATGTCAAGGAAACCGAAATCAGATCGCGGACGCTGGTTGGGGTAATGCTTCGTTTCTTGCTAATCCAGGAACAGGTGGTGCAGCCATTGCTTTTCATGCTGGCGGTACGGCACCTCAGATTAGAATTGCTAGTGGTAGTAACTATTTCTACTTCCGAGATGCTGGTGGAATTTCATATGTTCCATTAGCAGCTTCGGCTTTCGACGTGTCTTCGGCTCGAGCCACTAAACAAGACATATCGCCTTGGCCTCCAAATCCGAAGAACCTCGGGGCTGGAGCCAACCCTGACCGTCCAACCAAGCGGTTACGTGACCTCCACCCTGTGAGCTTCCGTCGTAAAGAAGAAGACGCCATGGCCGAAGTGCCGTCGGATGAAAAAGAGCAAAAGGACACGACGAAGTACAGGATCCACAGGTGCCACAATGATACGTGTGGTGGGTCAGAGGCTTCTCCTTGCGCTCGTCGTCTCAACTGGGAACGAGGAGAGATAGGGTTTGTTGCAGAAGAAGTGGCGGAGTTCTTACCAGAAGCAGTAATGTTCAATAATGATGGAAATCCAGAAGCAATTTCGGTAATGCCATTACTTACAGCAGTGCTTGCTGCTGTACAAGAACTTGATTCGAGAGTTGATCTATTAGAGGGAGCAATGTAATGGACGTTCAAGTGGAACTTTCTGAACTCGTAGATGTCTTTCAGAGGCTCTTTCCAAAAGAGTACACCATTGCTATTCAGACCTGTCACATAGCTAAACTCAATGCGTTACTCGAAGAGAAAGAAGAGGTTAAAGAAGTTGTAGAAGAATAGTCAAAATGGGAGTAAATTCTTAAAGAAAGGAGTCGGTATGATCCATGTGAAACTATCGGGCTCCTCTAAAACGACCAATGATACATTAAAGAAGTTGGCTAAAAGAGAATACATGAGTGATCTTAGTCGTTTTGGTGCTCTTGGGGTATCTGCTCTTTCTGCGGCAACTCCAGTTGATAGTAGATTGACGGCTCAATCATGGGCGTTCAAGGTTATTGGTAGTCCCCGCAAAGGTCGCGCTACTATTATTTGGTATAACACAAATGTTCAGCATGGTGTTTCTATTGCACTCATTCTTCAGTATGGGCACGGTACTGGAACTGGTGGATGGGTTGTAGGTCGTAATTACATTAACCCCGCTATTCAACCTGTATTTGACCAAATCGCCAACGATGTATGGGAGAAGGTGACACGTGCCTAGTAGCATAGACGATCGTATTGTAGCGATGTCGTTTGATAATCAACGATTCGAAGAACGAATTGCAGCAACAATAGCTAGTTTGGACAGGCTACAAAGAAGTCTCGATTTCACTAGTGCGCAAACTCGTTTTGCTGATAACACAGCAGCAATGATAGCTAGTATGGACAAGCTACGAGCTAGTCTCGATTTTACTAGTGCACAGACCCAGTTTGCTGGTTCTATGGCAGCAACGATGGGTAGTTTGGCTAAATTGCACACCAGTCTTGATTTCTCCCAATCAAAGAAGGGTTTTGAGCAAGTTGCAGCAGCAGCCAGTCGTGTTAATCTTGCTGGTATTGCCTCAGCAGTAGATGGTATTGCTAGTAAATTCTCGGCGATGGGTGCAATCGCTTTTACAGTGTTGCAAAATGTTGTCAATAAAGCAATTGATGCGGGCGCACGTATTGCAAGTTCGTTGTCTCTAAATCTTGTAATTGAGGGTTTCAAAGAGTACGAAACCAACATGAACTCAATTCAGACGATTATGTCGAATACTCGAGCAGATGCTACGACATTGCAAGATGTCAATAAGGCACTTGATCAGTTGAATGAATATTCTGACCAAACGATTTACAACTTTGGTGAAATGGCCAGGAATATTGGTACATTCACTGCGGCGGGTATCGATCTGGAAACATCAGTATCGGGAATTAAGGGTATTGCGAACCTGGCTGCTATATCTGGGTCAAACTCGCAACAAGCGTCTACGGCGATGTATCAGCTTTCGCAAGCACTTGCTTCCGGTAGTGTCAAGTTGATGGACTGGAACTCCATTGTCAACGCTGGAATGGGCGGCGAGGTCTTCCAGAAGGCATTGTTCGAAACAGGTAAAGCACTAGGTACAATTGCTGATACTCCGATCGATCAATCATTTGAAGCGTGGAAAGAAGCGGGTAACACTTTCCGTGGTTCTCTTGAGACTGGGTGGATCACAGCAGAAGTTCTGACTAATACTCTGGCAGGTTTCACGGGAGACCTTACAGAGGCGCAGATTCTTTCAATGGGGTACACGCAAGAACAAACTGCAGCGATTTTGGAAATGGGTCAAGTTGGTAAGGACGCGGCGACAAAGGTCAAGACTCTTACTCAGCTTATTAGTACCGTAAAAGAAAGTATCGGATCTGGATGGTCAGCGTCCTTCCGACTTATATTTGGTGACTTCGAAGAGGCGAGTAAGTTATTTACTAACATTAACAATACTCTTGGTAAATTCATTGGGACCTCTTCAGATGCTCGTAATGAAATACTCAAGACTTGGCACGATTTCGGTGGTCGTGACGCGTTAATTGAAGCGTTGACGAATGCATTTGATGGCTTGATGTCGATTCTCAGGCCGATTCGAGATGCGTTCCAAGACATATTCCCGCCGATGACAGCCGAGAGACTTCTTATATTGACTGATCGGTTCCGGACATTTACTGAGGGCCTAAAGCTTGTTCCGGCACAAGTTGTGGCTGTAAGGAACATATTTAAGGGAGTATTCTCTGCTTTCCGCATTGGGATCGAAGTGGTTAAGGAAATTTTCGGTGTATTTGGTCATATCTTTGGTCTATTCCAAGCGGCAGGCCCAAGCGAGGGTTTTCTTAAGTGGGCTGGTGGAGTAGGTAAAGCAGTTACTGAGCTTTCAGAATCATTGATTGAAGGTGGCGGGATTGCGAAGTTCTTTGATACGATTAAGGATGTTATTGATTCGTTTGCATCTGGTGTGCAAGGAAAGTTTACCACATCAACAGACAAGGTTCTTGAGATAGCTAATAAGCTTGGTCTTGTCTTTAGTGATCTTAGAGATAAGATAAAGGCTTTCGTTTCTGGCGGTGTTGAAAATGCCAAAGATGTTCTCGAAGAAATTGGTGAAAAATTAGATATTGTGGGTCGTATTGGTCGAAAATTAGGAGATGTCTGGGACTTCATTAAAGCTGGCTTAGTTCGTCTAATGGATGTCTTTGGTGCTTTCGGATCCTTCGTCTTGGAAGCGTTAGGCGATCTTCCTCAGGAACTTGCGAACATATTTGGCACTGCCGATTATAGTCAGGCGTTGGACGCAGTTAATACCGGTCTCTTCGCTGGTTTAGTTCTTATATTTAGAGGATTCCTCAAAGAGTTTCAAGGTGATGTTGGTGGAGTCTTCACGAGTCTTTCCGATGCGCTTAAGGAACTGACAGGTGTTCTTTCGGCTATGCAAACGAATATCAAGGCGGACGCAATACTTAAGATCGCGATTGCTTTGGGTATATTAGTGGCCGCAATGGTCGTGTTGTCTTTCCTGGATGCAGGGGCGCTCACAAGATCGTTGGCTGCAATGGCTGGTGGTCTTGGTGAGCTTATAGGAATGATAGCATTTCTTACTTTGATTACGACCGGACCAATGGGTGCGGCAAAATTAGCATTACTTACCGGTAGCTTAATTCTCTTGTCTGTAGCAGTGCTTCTCTTATCGGTTGCCATGCAGAATTTGAGTACGTTGGATTGGGAAGAGATCGCAAAGGGCTTAACTGCTGTCGGTGGTCTGCTTCTAATGTTAACCGTGGCAATCGGTCCTCTTAGTGAAAACAGCGGAGGAATGATTAGAGCTGGCCTCGGTCTTATAGTAATTGGCATAGGATTGAACATCTTGGCTTTGGCTATGAAGTCCTTTGCTGAGATGGAATGGGAGGCTATGGGGCAGGGCCTTACGGGTGTTTATGGTGGGTTAATGGCAATTGGTATTGCTGTAAGTGCAATGCCAAACAATTTGGTTTTAACTGGAGTTGGACTTATTGCGATTGCCATAGCTTTGAATATTTTGGCTTTGGCGTTGAAGTCGTTTGCTGAGATGAGTTGGGCCGAAATGGGGAAGGGTATGGCCGCAATGGCCACGTCTCTTCTTATTCTTGCTGGAGCAATGTATTTGCTTCCAAATGGTGCACTATTGGCGCTTCAAGGTGCTGGACTACTTGCCATAGGCATAGGGCTTGTGGCAATGGCCACGGCGATACAGATGCTGGGTAGTATGTCTTGGGAGAATATGATTAAGGGTCTTTATGGAATAGCAGGTGTACTTATTATTCTTGCTGGAGCCGCTTTCCTTATGCAAGGCTCTCTTGCTGGGGCAGCAGCAATGGTAATCATGGGACTTGCGTTGAAGTTGTTGGCACAGGGAATTAAGGCGTTTGCTGGCATACCTTGGGCCGACATGTTTAAGGGTTTGGCTGGAGTGCTCCTTATGTTGGGTACTCTTGCTCTTGGAGCTATGGCTATACAGGTGGCTATTCCTGCTATTTTGGCGCTTGGTGGTGCGTTACTTCTAGTTGGTGCAGGATTTGCATTATTTGGTTATGGTGCTGTGATGGTAGCCACCGCATTCTCGATTATTGCTACGGCTGGGACTCAAGGTATTGCTGTACTTGTTGATGCTCTTGCTGTTCTAATTGATGTGATGCCAGAAATTATCGGTTCCTTTGGGCAAGGTCTACTAACTTTGGCGCAAATGATTGTAGATGCGCTACCGGCGATTGTCGCAGGACTTGACGAGGTTATAAAAGCGCTTCTTGATTTGCTCATCGCAAACATTCCTAAACTAGGGGAAGCGGTTCTATTATTCATTCTGGAAATATTAAATGTTATCGCAGAAGCATCGCCAGTACTCATTGAGACTGGTCTTGGAATTCTTCTCGATTTGCTCCGGGGGATTCGTGACAATATCGGCGAAGTTGTCACTACAGCACTGCAGATTGTTACTGAATTCTTAACTGCCATCGCTGGAATGTTGCCAACAATTATAGGCGCAGGCCTTGAAATTCTAGTTTCTCTTTTGGAAGGAATAGCGCAAGATTTAGCTTCAGTAATTACTGCCGCAGCCACAATCATTGCGGAGTTTATTAAGGGAATCGGTGAAGGAGCGCAGGCCATCATCATTGCTGGCGGCGAAATGATTGCCGACATTATTTCCGGTATTGGTACAGCAATTGAGGACATTGTCGAGGCCGGAGCAGAAGCAGTCGCCTCCTTCATCAGTGGTATCGACGACAATATCATGCTCGTTATCGATGCTGGTTGGGACATGGTCATTGATTTGATCAATGGTATTTCCGATAGTATTGATGAGAATGCGCCTCAGTTGAGAGAGGCTGGACTTAGATTGGCTGGTTCGATTATTGATGGAATGACGTTTGGTTTGGCCAGTAAAGCAGGAGGCGTCATTGGAGCAGTTGGCGATCTAGGTGGGGGCATTATTGGTGGAATTAGAGGGTTGGTTGGTGCTAATTCACCAGCGACAGTCTTCATCGATATTGGTCATGATATTATCGATGGTCTTGCTATCGGTCTTAATGATGCTGATCCAGCGACAGATAGTGCCGATAGACTAGGCAATCGAGTCATTAATAATCTGCAAAGAACATTGAGTACGATTCCATATCTTATTGAAAACATGGAAGAATTTACTCCGACGATCACTCCGGTTCTCGATTTGACAAAGGTTGAGGCTGAAGCCCGTAAGCTTAGTACTATTATGGGTGTTACACCAATGATTGCAAGAGCGTCATTTGAACAGGCCGAAATAGTGGCTACAACAACGACCCCTCCTCAAGAAGAAGTTCTCACAGACACGAGAGCGCAACAGCCGACCGAGATCAAGTTCGAGCAGCACAATTACTCCCCAGAGGCGTTGTCCACTGCGGATATTTACAGACAAACTCGTAACTTGATTACGATTTCGAAGGAGGAACTGAAAGTCTTATGATTCTTACAAAGATTCGCCTTCTCGAACAGTACCCAATGTCAACATATCACTTTGCGTGGCCCCCACCTGATGAAATTGTTTCATGGCCACTACCAACTATTGATTTGGACCTAGATGTTAATGCTGGGTGGAATGGGTATATATTTCAAGGAGCTGTCGGTCTAGATCCTCCGGATTTCTCCGCAATTGTCGTTGGATTCGATTCTAATGGTGTTCCTATTAAAGATACCGCTTTGGCAAAGCGAGACATTGTTTTGAAGATTGCTTTGAGTCCAAATCTCGGTCAATCTTATAGTCAGTTACGTGACGCCATTTATCGTTTGGTTAATAGATCAATTCTTGTTCAATTAATGAATGGTGCTGATGTTACAGCTCAGGTAACTGGATTTGTCAAAAGTCTAGAAGCTACGCATTTTACTAATAGTCCAGAAGTAGTATTGACAATTGAGTGTGACGAAAGTTGGTTCTCTGGTCCAGAAGAGATCCAAGTACCATATTTCACAATAAACGACACTGATCAGCCGATCATTAACTATACTGTTGGAACTGCTCCGACTGGAATTACATTGAAATTTAATGTGGTATCTTCATCACCCACTGGGTTTAAAATATTTGATCATGCGAAACTTTGGTATGAAGGACCAGAATTGAGATCGGATTCTTTTACTGGAGGCCTTTATACGTTATTTGAAGTAAGTTTTCCATTATTGGCGTCTGATCAAGTTACTGTGACTACTCAAGTTAAGAATCAAAGAGTTATGGTGTATCGTGCCGGTGTAGATTACGATATTTCTGGGTACGTCAATGCTGGTGCGGTTTGGCCTCAATTATATTCTGGGGTTAATACTTGGCGATGGAATTTAGATGAACCTTGGGCATCGGTTAGCAGCCTTAAGTATAGGCCTAGATATTGGGGGGTGTAGTGTGCATCTTTTCAGATTAACTCCTGACATATATCATCCTTCCGATACGGTGCAAAAATTTGAAAGTTTGGCTTGGATCGAACGGTACAGAGAAGCCGGTGACTTTCAATTGAGAGCGATTGACGATACTTCTATTTTGGATATTCTGCCAATTGATTCGTTGGTTTCTCATACAGATACCCGTGAAGTAATGATTGTAGAGAATCACGAGATAATTAGAGATCCAAAAAAGCGGCTATTGGTAACGATATCTGGTCGAAGCTTAGAAACGATGGCTGAAAATCGGACAACGCCAGACTCTCAGTTGCCGTTCTGGAACGCTACGCAAACGGTCGAGACTCCTGTCGTAATCTTTCCTAATGACCCGGCCACAGTTGCAGCCTTGATTCTTCAAATGCGATTTCAGGGAGCACCACCAGCATATGTCGGTAATCCTCTTGAGTTTTATTTCTATGCTCCAACAGGTCAGATCGTTCCGAACATTATTTGTTATGCTTCACTTGATCGTCCAAAAGATTCAGCTAATTATCCAATGAAAAGAGGCGAACTCTATAAAGTTGTTCTCGAGTTACTTGCCAGTGCGGATGCTGGGATCAAAGTAAATCGTCCTATAACTAACCCCGCGCTTGGGTCTGAACCTAAGCTATATTTCGTTGTGTATGATGGAGAAGATCTTACAGAAGAAGTAGTCTTTTATGCTGCTCGAGAAGACCTGGATAGTGCGACATATTTTCAATCGCATAAGGGATACAAGAATTATGCGACAATTGCAGCGCTTCGGCACTCTATTCCTGAATATCAAAGTTTGGCTTTAACTGCTCCGGAGGTCGGTTTTAAGCGAAGGATTTTGTATGTTGAAGCACAAGATTTGAAAATGCATCCAGATAATTACGTTCCTGATGTGAATGGTCCCGATGCAGTATCGACAAGAGCTCAAGGAGAATTGGACCATAATGGAAAAATCTCTTTGATGGACGCCAAAATATCTATTACGGCTAAACCAAAGTTCAAGATTGATTATGATGTCGGAGATCTTGTAAGTGTCTTCGGTGAATTTGGTACAAAACAGATATTTCGAGTTAGTGAGCATATTTTGACTGTCGATAAAGATGGACAAAAAGGTTACCCCACCCTGAGTATTGCTACCCTGTAGAGAGGAGGAAAGATGGCACAACAAACAATCTTCGTCGAAAACGGGGTTCCAGTAATGCAATTGACTGAGGTGGTGATTGGTTCGAAATTGGAACTTGCCGTCAAACTCGAGCGATTGGTCAGTGAGGATCCAGAGGTATTTGAGCCATTTGACTTTAGTGGAATGGAGATTGAAGCTCATATCAAGGACAAGCCGACTAAGGACGTCGACCCAGACGCGGAGTTTGTCTGTACTATGCGAACTCCTGGCGACGGATGGATCGACCTGTTTCTTGGCGGGGATGTCACTGGCTTGCTTCTGGCAAAGGAGTATCACGCAAGTTTGAAAGTGTGGCCCATTGGTAGCCCCGCACTTGGCGACACGCTTCTTGCGTTTATTCTCCCTCTAGTATTTAAGGCAACGAGATGAGTGAGCAAACATTCGTTGTTCAAATCAGTAATCAACCTGTTGTTCTTCGAGTAGCACAAGTACAACCCCCGGTCGTTCGTGTAGCCCAAGCCAAAGTCATAGAAGCCAAGATTACAGGCGGTATATCTGGCCCACAAGGCCCGCAAGGTCCCCCTGGAGCAGCTACATCGGACGTGCACATTCATATTCAAGCAATTCCTTCAGATACATGGGTAATTGAGCACAATCTTGGTTATTATCCGAGCGTTACTGTCGTCGATACACAAGGTGATTTCGTCCTGTGTTCACCGCATTACGATTCTATGGATGTCGTCACCGTCACATTCGGAGCTGCTTTCGGCGGCCAAGCTTACCTGAGCTAAGGAGTTCGCATGCCCATCAAAGTTCTAGACTCACTGGATTTGGGTCAATATCAACTCATTAAGCCTGTAATTGAGACGTTGGCTGGTGCCCCAGGCTCTCCGGTTAAATTTCAACTCTATGGCAACAGTGCAGATAACATTCTATATTGGTGGAATGGCTCAGGGTGGGTTGCTGCACAAGGTGGCGCAGGAGCTGTTCCAGCTACTACAGTTACGGCTTCAGCTGTGGGGGACTCTGCTGTTGTTGGCACAGCTACAACATATGCTCGAGAGGACCACAAGCATTCTCGAGAGGCGTTCGGTAACGTTGCGGCACAAACGGCTTTTGGTGCTGGTTCCGGTAATGGTTCGGCCGTAACGGTTGCCAAATCAGACCACACACACGGTACTCCAACGCACGATACGGCTGCTCACTCGGCAATTCCTCTCAGTGGTTTGGCGGTTCCGACGGGTTCGGTCAGTTTCAATGGTCAGAAAATCACATCTCTTGGTACTCCAGCTGCTGGTACTGATGCGACTACGAAGGACTACGTGGACGCTCTTGCACAAGGGCTTTCCTTCAAAGAGCCGGTGCGGTTTGCTTCAACTGCTAACCGAGCCCTTACTGGTCTGGCTGCCACAAGCCTTGACGGTACAGCTCCGGTAGCTAACGATCGTATATTGCTAAAGGATCAGACAGCTCCGGCGGAAAATGGCATTTGGCTTGCTCAGTCTGGCGCATGGACTCGAGCGCTAGATGCCGATTCAAGCGGTGATCTGGAAGCAGCAACCGTTCTCGTGACAGAGGGAGCTACTCTCGAGGGCAAGGCATACACGCTGACAACCAACGCACCGATTACTGTTGGTACTACTGCTTTGACGTGGGTGCTCTTTGCTAATGGCGCTGCATATTCTGGTGGCGCAGGTCTTCTTCTTACTGGAACGACGTTCGATGTGCAGGCAACTGACGCAACGATTGTTGTCAGTGCAGACAGTATTGCTCGAGCAGCACTAACTGGCGATGTTACTACGGTCGTCAATGCGGCGACAATTGGTAATGATATTGTTACGAATGCCAAGTTGGCGAATATGGCAGCCAATACAGTGAAAGGTAACAACACCGGTGGTTCAGCGGATCCATTGGATTTGACGGTTGCTCAACTTAAGGCAATGCTTGGAGTTGCGTCAGTTCATACCGACGCTACTATCGGTGGCGCTACGTCACAAGTTGTTACACATAACTTTAACACTAGAGCTGTAGGCATTAATGTTTTCCGGACGGCTACGCCTTGGGACGACGTAATGTGTGTTAAAGAACGTACTTCGGTCAACACAGTCACTCTTCGCTTCGCTGTTGCTCCGGCGGCCAATGAGTATACTTGCGTTATATTTGGAGTGATTGTATGACCCAACCATTTCTCACGCAAATAGTTCTTCCTAGTGACCCAGCAGCAGCATTGCAAGCCGCCACAAAACAATACGTGGATTCCTTTCGAGTTCATGATATTGTGTGTACTATTGAGCTTGACCCATTGATTGTTGGAACTCGCATAGTTCAATATATTGCCACAAGGGCCTGTACGATTATTGGCGCAAGACCGACCACTGCGGTTGGTAAAGCCCCTACCGGTGCGGCACTTATATTTGACGTTAACAAGAATGGGACGACTATCTACACCACACAGGGAAACCGACCAACTATTGCTATATCTGCTACTACTGGATCTCTTGCTGTGCCGGACGTAACTTCAATGGCCGCAGGAGATGTGCTAACTGTCGATATTGATCAAATCGGCAGCACGTATGCCGGTGGGTTGGCCACCGTTTCCATTGGAATATACTAATGACGGCCCCTTCAGTACGTAGCTTCAACGTAACCAGTGATACGTCTGGAGCATCGACTCCAGTAAACCTTCCTGGCACCATTGTCACTGGTGACTTGTTGGTCGCGGTTGCTACATCAGATGCGCCTGGGACGACTGAAACGGCGACGATTTCTACTGGATGGGTACGCACGTCACACGAGACACAGGGCTCGAACGTTCTTCGCCATAGCACATTCATGAAAATCGCGGATGCCACAAATGCGCTCACGTTGACTGGGGCTGCTCAGGATGTGTCTGTTGTTTGTGCCGCCATTCAAGATCACGGCGTAACGGCACCCTTATTTGCCCAAGTTATCATGGCTACAGCAGCAACTGGGACAACTGGAAATGCAGATCCCCCAGCGACAGGAACCATCGCCAGCATGGAATGGCTGGTCATGGCTACCTGTGGAATCGATATGACCAACTCTGGCGATACGCTTAGTGCGCAGCCATCGACATATACCGATATTGGCAGAAACAAATCTGCTAGCTCGACTTCGTCTTGTGCTTGTGGCATGGCGGTAAAGGCAGTTACAGGGACAAGCGAGAATCCTGGTGCATTCACCAACACCTCGAGACCGTGGATTGCCAAGACGCTCGCTATCCCACCATTTGTTGCTCCGGTATATTTAACTGGAACTCGTTGGGGTTTTCGAAACGGTCTCATTGTTCCTGTTTCTGTAATTTCCGACGATTTCGATAGAGGAAACGGTGGACTCGGATCGAACTGGACTGCTGCGCAGAACCCGCTTACCATTCTCGACGGTGAGGTTGTAGTTGCCACTAACCCTGGCTCTATGTTCTGGAACGGCGGAACATTCGCAGCCAATCAATGGTCTCAAGCCGACGTCACGGTTAAGGCGGCTGGATATTACATGGTTTCGGTTCTTGTCCGAGCCACTCAATTCGATGGTG